GCGTCGAGGCCGGCCACCAAAAAACGGAGGAGATGATCACATCACCGGCTGATCACCACGCCCGCCAAACTGGGGAGTTTTACTTCGGCACTTTTGGGGAAAACCAAAACGGCATTTACACCTTGCGCGATTGAGCGGGAGAAATCCTGCGATGTCTCCCGATAATGCGTGAGTGCCGTGAAGGCCCATGGGACGCCGGTGTGCGCCTCGACCTCGCGATAGGTCTGCTTGTTCGCCACGGCCTTCACTGCCGGAGCATGGAAGTCTTTTTCCCGCGTTAGCTTCGCATCCACCCAGCGGACCGCATTTGCTGACCACAAGGCCGCAAGGTCTGTCATCGTTTGCTCCAATGAAAAAGCCGCCTGGAAAGGCGGCGGCCGGTAAGAAGTCTCGTTTACCAAGCATCTTTAGATGAAGAGCTTTCAACCGCTCTTCGGCCGATGGATTCAGATCTCGGTAATATTTCTCGCCCTATGAACGGCGGAATTCTCTTCGCCTCGCAGAGCCCCAAATTTGAAAGCGCACATTCAAAAGCACAGAGACCTTGTGATCCGGATGATCGGCGCGCAGATCGCGATCTGCGAACTATTGTTTACGCAAAAGAGATCGGGAGACCCTCAGGCCATCACCATTTTTGACGAGGCAAACGAAAAGCTCACCACTCTCAAAGAGGCTCTTGAAGAGCTGAACGAACGGCTTGAGTATTGCGGTGAAAACCTCACCAGGCTTTAGAGTGTTCAGTCAGGCTCATACGAACCCACCTGCGGAATCATTACAAATGGAGATCTTTCTGCTTGCTGCGATTGCTGCCGTTGTTTCAGCCATTTGGGCCTATTCTCAAGGAAAGATCGGCTGGATGTTTGGCTTCGTCCTTCTCGCCTTTGCGCTCATTAATGTACTTTTGAGGCTGTGGTTTTACATGCCTCCCAGCAATGCAGATTTGCTTCACGACCTTTCCAACTGTGACACCCAGGACTGCGATCAGGCAGAATGAGATTCCCCAGCGTCATGGCGTCGTGCGGCTTCATCATGAGTGAGATGCGAATAATGACAATCCCGTCTACGTTTTATTAAAACACCATATTTAGGTTTTCATCCGTCGCGAAAAAAAGCTCAGGGTCAGAGGGGCATGGACAACGAACAATACAAAAGGTCCCTCAAAGAAAGGATTGAGGCACAGGAATTTGCTTGCAAGCAATTGCGTTCGCACCGTCGTTTCGATGATGTCTTGTCAAGCGATGTCGCCAAGGCCGAACGTTTACTTGCGGACCTTAAAACGATGCTCGCCCATTTCGAGGCCAAGGCCGAGAAAGGCGAGCGGGCGATGGGCACTAAGCTTACCGGCAAGCTGCCACCTCAATTTCGCGACGGCCTTCACCGCCGAAGCATGAAAGTCCTTATCCCGCGTGAGCTTCGCGTCCACCCAGCGGACCGCATTTGCTGACCACAAGGCCGCAAGGTCTGTCATCGTTTGGTCCAATGAAAAAGGCGCTCAGGAGCTGCGGCGTAGATGTTTTCTCTTTCGGGAACGTTTTTCCCTAATCGGAAAAGTCTTGCCCCGTGTTCCCTATGGCTCACGGTACGTTCCGATTTGAGATCTGACGTAGTTCATTCGCTGTTATTGAAAAAAGTATTTTTTGACGGATCAAACAAATTTATAGTTTATCTAAAGCATGCCCATTGGGGGACCTCGGACATTTAGCCGCAAAGGATATTTTTTATGACTGAAAACCCATTTATTAAAGTTGCAAACGATAGAGTTGAACAGATCAAAAGAACTCGACGTGTTGAGCAAGAAAAATTGCAGGCACAGACAATCGTACAACAAAAGGCATTTGAGACAGCATCGAACTGGTGGAAGAGCACATTTGAGCCCGCTTTAAATCAACTGAATGAGGCAATAAAGCCGCATGACATGCATACCAGGGTGACTGATAAATCCAGTCACCCTGCGGCGGGACGGATTGTAAAAGCCTTAGTTTGTAAAAGAGGCAATTATGCCAGCCATCCGTATCTTGTCATCGCCGACGGCGAAGGGTTCACGGTGTATGTGAAAGACGAAGAACACTGCCTTGACGGCTTCAGTTGGCCGCGTCCGTTGGACGATACAAATACTGTAATAGCTTTTCTTTCAAAAATGATCGAGCTAAATTTAGTTTGAAATAAAGCACTAGATTACGCCTTTCTAGACGGTCCGTGCACCCCTAGAAATGGTAACTTTGCAGCCAACCATAAATCAATCGGCGATTCCATTCGCATACTTCTATAGAAAAGCCGCACAGCGGCTTTTCGTCGATAATAGTTTAGCGCCGCAACCAGATCTTCGGTGCATTGCCCGCGCCGCCAAGAGCGGCATATGAAAGCGCTGGACTCGATGGAAATGCCGTCATTCCGTTCGCGCCGGCACTGTATGGCGTTACATCTGTTCCTCCAGATGTCGACGTGCCAAAGATCGAAAGCGCGCTGTTCTCCAGATAGGTCGCGACAGTGATGGTGTTATCATTGCTCGTGATCGCGAGGAAATAGAAGCCCGGATTCAGAGTGACGGAAAGTGTCGTGTCTTCCTTGTCGCCAGTCGTCGAAGCATCAAGCGACACGGATGTCGCGAGAGGTGCATTGGCCGGCTGCCCAAGATTGCTTCCATAAATTGCAAGCTTTATGGCTGCGCTCGCATTGGCCGCGACAACGTTGCAGCCGATCTTCGTATAAGTCGTCTGCTGGCTGACATAGAACGGCGCGTACCACATGTTCGTGGAAAGCGTGTTCATGTTAGCCGAAACTTGGCTCGGCTGAATGCCATAATAGTATCGACCAGTGCGCTGCAAGACGCGCGGCGGCGGAGCAAGCTCTGCCTGAGTGGCGGCCGGCCCGTAAAGAACGCGTCCTTGCGTCCAAATCAGCTTGTTAGGATCCTGGTTGAGAAGCGAATACTTCGTCGTGATCGTGCCACCGCCAGACGGATTGAGCACGGGCGAGACGAAATCTGCCCACGTTCCAATCGCGCCAGTGTTCTGCGCCGCATCCGTCGTAAACATATAAGCACGCGTCATGTTGCCTGAATTACTCGGCATATAACCGAGCACGCCCACGTTATCCGAAACAGTTCCTGTGCCGGTGATCTGAACCGCTCCTTCCGCGCCAATCAGTCGCTGATATTGGCCCGACCCGGTATAAAACGTATCGCCCTTCACACCGACGGAGTGAATAGCTCCAATATTTTCAGCGCCATTTCCTGTCACTGTGATGCGGCTATTACGCGCCACAGCTGCGCCGCCCGGAAGGGTGCCAGCTGCACTCGCATCGACCGTCACATTATCTTGCATGACGGTATTTGTTCCACTCATATTCTGAATGACTGCCGCGATGAAATTGACGGGATACCCGCTGAGCTGAACGCCGCCGCTGCCGTCGGAGGTAAAGGGATAAGCATTCGTTCCACCGACCCATTGTCCGGTCGTTCCGGTGCAGAAAACCGGGTAGCCAAGCGTTGTGTCAAAATAATAAACGCCTGTGTTCTGGGAAACCGCGCAACCCGGACGAGTTGTCGATGGTCCCCATCTTTGAAGTAGGTTGGCAAAATCCGGTGATTGCGACACAGCCGGAGAAACACCACCAAGAAGGACAGCAAAAGCAGCGTTAAGGAGCTTTTTCATTCACTTTCTCCAAAGAAAAAACCGCCCGAAGGCGGCTACGAATCTCATCTGATTTTGATGCGGCTGAACGCCGGTTACCCTATTGCTGCGCAGGAACAGCCGGAGACACAACGCAGCTAAGAGTGAATACTGGACCCTGCTGCTGAGCCGCACTCGCCTGCTGGGCCGCCGTCGTGCACTCTTCCATCGTTTGGAAGGTCGCGGTCGACGTGGCGGTTACGCCCCCGGCAAAGAGTGAGGAGACGAGGAGGAACTTGATGACGAACATGTGCTGTTCTCCTTCAATACTTGATCTCGTAGTTGACGATCACAGACGGACTGAGCGTCGGAAGCGGCGTTCCAGACCCGTTAGACGTGACTCCGATTCCGGTTCCCGAGGCATACGTCGCGATACCCGTGTAGGCGATCGAGTCGTAGACGCCCGTTGCGCTTCCGTTCGTCGTCGCGCTGACGAACTGTCCGGTCGTCCAAGTATTGATACCGCCACCGTTGCCCGTCGGGGTCAGAGCCGACGTGTTCGGGATCGAGTATCCGTGCGAGTGGCCGGGGTCGTTGATGCTGTGCGCATGTCCTGGGTCATAGATCCCGTGCGAGTGGCCGGGGTCCGAGACCGCGAGCGAGAAGTTGTTGAGGTTCGCCTGCGCGACAGCCCTGCTCTGCTGGCCGCCGGAGTTTCCGAGGACTGTGCCGTCGTAGTTCCCCCCGGCGGTCGTGACACGGTTCGCCGCCGTCCCGCCCATGTTGTCCTTGCCGACGGCGACGCGCCCGCGCAGGTCCGGGACCGGAAACTGTCCCGTCGTGCATCCCGTTCCATAGGTCGTTCCGTACTTCGCGTAGAGGGCCGCGTAGGCCGTCTGGCTGATACACTGCCCATAGGCGAGGACGTATCCGGGGTCGGCCGTGGCCCCGCCGACCATCTTGATCGTCCCGACTGGGTCCGTTCCGGCATAGTTCGTCTCAAGGACCCATTGCGTCCCGTCATAGGTCGCGCGCGCAAGCGCTCCAGCAACGAGTTCGCCGCCGCTCAGGGCCGCTGCCGCGCCGTAACCGACCTTCGTCAGACTAACAGCCGAGAGTGTCGTCCCTCCCGACGAGATCGCGATCGTCGCTGCCCCGGTATTCGTGAGACCCAAACCTGGCTTGAAAGAGATCGTGACGCCGACGAGGTCGCTCATCGATCCGACGTTCCCGATTGCGATGACCTGGGCGTTCGCAGTTCCCGTGCTCGTCCCGCCCCATGTCGCCTGCGACGCGAATTGCGCCATGCCTTGAGACCCCGCCGCGCAATAGACGGCTAGAACGCAGAGGAGGCTCAGAACCTTGAGGCCAATCTTTTTCATCAGGGCATGCCTCAATTATGCAGGGCCGTCGAATAGCGGGAGCCATCGCGGCACAGAGCGATGTCAGCCGGGGACATGTACGAGAAGATCATCGCCGATCCGCCGTGTGCGTCGCATTCGCGACCAACGTTCATGTCAACAGAATGATTGTCCTTGCACATCGACTGGACGACGAGCGTCGACGCGTTATGCTCGAAGCGACCTAAGCCGCCGAAGTTCTGGCACTTGTCGATTGCCCATTGCGGCGCCTTTCCCCAACTGTAGCCGATAGCCACGCAGGCAATAAGAAAAAAAGCTCCGCCAGCCGCGAGCGAGCCCGCGAACTTTTTATTCCGCATTGTCATGATCTCCTGATGATGAGGCCAGCTGCTACTGCAGCTTCACGCTCCAGATATTGCTTCCAAAGTATTGGACTTCGAGAGTCTGTCTGTTCACGTTCGCGGTGACCGCCGTCATCCCTTCGGGGAAAGTCTGCCCGGCCGGCGCGGTGATCATCACCGGGAATGCATTGAAGTTCGCGGCGAGATCGACAAACCTGAACTTCTTGCCAACGGGAGAAGCCGGTAGCGTCGTGCTCGACGCTGCCACAGAAGTTGTGCGGTTCAAGCCGACCGTTTCATCTGCAAGCGATGTCGTGAAAGCACCGCTTGCTGTGACGATCCGTGTCACTCCCACGGGACTGAAGCAAACCCAACCTGCCCCACCGGTATCGGGATTCGTCGTATTCCCATCGACAGTCGAGAGCCAATACAGATTGTCGGTTGTCGCAGATTTAATGAACGCGCCTTTGGCGTAGCCGGATATGCTCGTCTGAAAGGTACTGTCGTAAGGCACCGGGCCGCCGGCATTCAGCCATTTCGTCCATGCCGAGATCTGAAAAAGGATGCCGTTCACATCGCGGCCGTCAGGCGGCGATCCGCCTTCACCAATCCTGATAAAGGTCGCCGGGGGGAAACCTAATGCCAGGGATGCCGCCGCTACGTCCGTCGTCGTCTCCGGGACAGTGCGGATATAACCTGTCGCCGCATCCTCTCCGAAGGCCTTCGGGAGTTTTGAGGGGATATCCGAGGCCTGCATTATGCAGTGCTCCATTCGTAAGAAACGGCAACCCCAGCCGGAAGCGGCAAGATATCGAGCTGCGTCAGGATCGCGGCCTGAATATTTGTCGGCGTGAATTCGAAAACGAGCGTCAGGCTCATGTCACCATTGCTTTGGACATAGGAATTTCCACTACCCGGAAACAAAGTGAGCAGGATGTTATTGATCGACTTGATCGATCCATCGGAGATGTTGGCATAGGCTTTGGCGAATAGTGCTGACCGGTATTCCTCATCAGTCATCGTGTAATTCGAAACGAGACCGCCCTGACCGGAATAGAAAATGCCGAAACCGAAATTAAGCACCGTTGGCGACTGCTGCGCAAAGCCAAGGAACTCGCCATCGGCCAGCTCGAGGACGCGACCGACGCCAAGAATGCGCCCCCAGATATCGAGGCCGAAGCCGATTGCTGTTTCCAGATCCCAGACATCGGCATAGAAATCATCAAGCGGTGTGGTTAGATCGACCGCCGAGAAGAAGTTCATGATGATCCCGGTCAGGCTCGGACTATTCGCATATTGCGAAAGCACCGTCGCCCACGGATCGAACCCGGTCGTCGCATGCGGATATGGAGGCCCTGTATCAGACATGACGCAGCGTCAGTCTTCAACAACCGCGATATCATCGGCAGAGATCGTCGGATACTGGTCGATATTGACCATCACGAAATCATCAGCCGCCACGACTGCAAACATGGTTTCGGATGCCACCGTTTGCGCATTATTGATCGTATAGGTGCCGGACGAACCCGATACGATCTTCGTCCCCGCAACAATCGTGCCCGCGGCATCCATCACAAACGCACCGATCGGAATCGCACCCGAAGACACCGTCGAGACCGCCAATGTCGTGCCGCTGATCGAGCCCGTAAACGTCGCTGCAGGATCATTGATAGAACCGACCTTGATCGAGATCACCTTTGCCCATGAACCGAGGACAAGGACCGGTCCGACGTAGCGGGTCGCGTAGAGGGAACCGCCAATTGCAACGGCACTACCACCGTCCCCGCCACTGAAGGCCGAAACAATCGCGGTCTGGATCTGGTTTGCAGCGTCGGACGGAACATCCGTACCGCTGACGATCGTCACCTGAATTGCAATCCTGAGTAAGCCCGGACGCTCGAACGTTATGTCGTAAGAAGGATAAGGCTGGACATAGCCAGAGTTATTGTCTTCGACAGTCACCGTCGTGTTGCCATTCATCGAACAGCCCGGCGGAAGTTTCGTGAAGATCGCTCCGGCGACATCAGCATCGGCGCCGCCCTCGACGGCGATATAGATCGAATTGGCGATCAGCGTGTAGCCGCCGATTTCCTTTGCCGCATTGGTGTTATTCTGGACGACATAGGCATCGATGACACCCTCGATCGCAAGAACAGCCCCACGGATCGAAGAAACAAACCCCACGCCGTTTTTCGAGACGGCGGCGGCCCTGCGCTGCTCGAAAGCGTATCGGCTCTCCTGGCCTTTCCCTACCGTACCAGAGGCAATGGAGACAGCGTCCCAGCCCGCGACGGCGCTGTAAATCGTGACCGTATCCGGTACCGGGATTGGCCCCGTGGTCTGACAGGAAAAGGGCAAAGTGACGGTACCGCCGGATCCGATCGCCCCGGCTTCCATGCATTGATAAACGTTTCCCGTCCCGTCCTGAAGCAGCGCCGCGGTCGAGATTGAAACGTCGACCGCACCGGTGCAAATGATCTGCAGGATTGTCGCCGTTGCCGGATTTCGTTCCAGTAGATAGAGGCGCCCGAGCGCGTCCTGAAAACGTCCCGATGAATAAGTCGGATCGACCTGGTTCACAAAGTCGAGGAAGGTGTCATAGATATTGCCAATGATCGCCGCAAAGCTCGTTGCAATCTGACCCTGCGGGGTGGCCGCATCCGTGTCGAAGCTCGTCGAGAATGCCGCGTTTAGATCTTCGATGACGCCGGTATAGATCGCGCTCTCCGCTGGAGTCGTGACGCCCACATCAGAGAAGGCGATTGGCGGAACGTTTGTCGCCATCAGATATTCACCGCCAATGTCGTGCCGTTGGCATCCGTGATCTGCACTTGCGCGCCGAGATCACGATCGCTCAGAGAGTTGATGTAAGCGCTCGCTGTGACGACGCCACTAATCCGAAAAGCTTCGTTCGCCAGATATGACTTGATCAGCGAGAGAGGCACGTTCTTTCCAAAGATCACTTCGATATAGGGAATTCCGCGCGTCGTGTCGTAGTAGCACTCGCTCTTGAAGACCTTACAAGATGATGCTGTGTCCTGCGCAAGAGCATATGGTTCCGTTGCCACTGCGATATTGCCGTCAATATCGAGTACGAGATCCCAGGTCGAACGATCGAGGAGAAGCGTGCTTCCCATTCTTATTCAGGCTCGCCGCTTGTCGCCGTGCCCGGCTGAACCCCGCCGTGGACGTGGGTGTCGAGGCTGATGCCATTCGCAATGATATCTGATGGGCCCGTCGCTTTTCCGTTCTGATCGATGACAAGCCCGTTGAGATTTATGCCGGCCGGAGCCGCAATATTGATCCCGGAAGAAGTCATCGTGATCTTGTTCCCGTTCTTGTCAGATATCTCAACGCCATCGCTTGTGAAATGGACATATTGGTCCGGCGTTCCAGAATTCAGGATCGCGCCGACATAAACCCCATCAGCAAGATTGAAGCGGCGGAAGGAACCCGGGTTTGATTGTTTCCCGGCATTCGCCTTGACAGATGAAATGTCCCGATCAGCAACCATGATGTAACCGATATCGCCGACGATCGGGTCATTGATGATGGCGTTAGCCCCGCCCTGCAGACGGCCAACCGGGATATTGAAGACTGTTCCGTGCTCGGTCGAATTGCCCTGCCCGTCGATTTGATTGACCAACGGCTTCACGTTCACGGTCGGCGGCGCGCCAACTCCGCCACCTTTGACGGAGAGAACTTTGACCGGGATCATGGTGCGGACGCTCGCGATTTCCTGACGGACAAGAAACGTGCTGCGCGAAACATCCGAACCATTCGTCGGTGCCTGCTTCTGGCCGAAATATTGATCGCTCACGACTTCGTTGCCGGGGCTGCGGTCAATGCTTCGATCGTCGTGAACCAACGTCCATTCGGCATTTGCGAGTCGAGTTCATGTGTCAGATTATTGATGTTCCATGTGCCAACCGCTGGTTTCAACTCGCTCATAACCTTTATCGCGCGTCCGTACCTGATTGCTGGATTGAATAAGGCCTTCACGATGATCTGCGCCTGATTGAAAAGCGGGTACCCCACCATTCCAGTCTCGGCCGAAATCTCTATCGTATCAGTTCCGCGGCCCTTTCCCCTCTCCCAAATCGCCAAGGTTCCGTTTTCAAGACACCACGCAATACCAGCCGCTTCAGTAATCTCCTTCACCTGCATCAGCCCGGAACCAGAGTGATAAGGTGATGCCAGTTTGGCAACGACTCCGTTGTTCTCAAACTGAAAGCCCATCTGATTGGCGAGCTGTTTGATCATCGCGGCTGCATCGGCGCTGCCGTCGACACTTGTCGACGGGACAGGCTTCACCTTCTCATAATAGCCAGGCACAGCTAAAACTCTGAACGCGACATGCGGCTGTGACTGGCCATCAACGAATGCAGAAAATAGCGTTCCCTGAAACACGGTCGCCATGCCGGAAGCAGCATCACCAGCCGATAGCGTGATCTTATTTTGTGCGATCTTATTGAACTGAGTTCCAACCGTGGAAAGCTGATTCATCAAGCTTTCGGACATACCGAAAACAGAGCATTCCATGGCTCCCTGCGTTTCCCCGCCGGGCACTTTGATCGTGCTTGAAACCCGATAGCCTTCGAGTGTCGCGCTGTTGGCCCCATTATCGAAAGAGCCATTCGCAAGGCTGATCGTAAGGCTGATTTTCTTTTCAGAAAAAGTCATGGATTTGCGAGCGCAGCCAGATCGGAAGCTGAGAGATAGACAAGGCTGAAACGGTTGCCGAGTCCGCTATAGACCGGATCATCGGCGCCTTGATTATCGAGAAACACAAGATCTCCTGAAAACCCTCGATAGGCTGATTTCACGATCGTGTTCAGATTTTCGCAGATGACGCCCGCGATCAGAAGCACGTTATCCAGATAAACGTTCATGTAGAGGCCGAACGCTTTCTGAAAAACGTCGATCTGAACGTATTGGTTATCGAGCACGACGGAGAGCGTCTGTGAAGCGGTCGCGTTAAGCGGAATGATCTGCATGATCAGGGAGCAAAACCGAGGGAATAAGCGCCCTTTGTTACCGTATTCTGCTGCGATGTCGTGGCCTCGGCCGTTTGAACAGTACCGTCATTCGCTTGAGAGGCACCGCTCGGTTCCGCAGTGCTGCTATACGAAGTGCTCGCGGTCTGCATGATCTGACGAAGCCAGATGTCGACCGTCATAAGGCCAAGCCCATTTTTTGCGGATCGCCGATACTCGTAATGGACGATGTTACTGTTCGTATAAGTCGCTTCTGGCGTCACGACGTCGTAAAGATTCGTGTCGTCAGCAATAGCAGCAATCGAGCTGAGCAGCGCTTCTCTGTTTGACGATGTGCCACCAGAAGCAAAGCGAACCCGCGCATCGAAAGGCACCCTCACTTTATTGTAGCTCGCAAACGATCCGGCCTCGATTGGATAGTCTGAAACATTCCAGTCTTGTCGATAAGAAACGTCGACGACTGAATCCGCTGTAATGGCGGTATCGCTATCCGAATAGATGCCCCACTCCTGAACCAAAGAACCGGACGAAACGGCGTCATCCGTGAGGAATGAGACCACTTCATCAAGAGCAGACGCCGCAAAACTGATCGCGGGAACACCATCAACGTCGGGAACGTCGTACGGCATTATTGTGGCCCAGAATCGAGCTGCGAAGTAAAGATTGCATCGGAAAGAGATCGCTCGATTCCATTCGCAATCCCATTTGCGTCGGCACCTGGAGCATGGACGTTTACGCCGCCGACATGCACGGTCATTGGCCGATAGGACCGATTGTCATTTTTCGTTGTGGCCGCGAGATCGGCGGCCGTCGCAGCGCTATATGCGGGAACATTGACAGATGGTACGGGGGGCAGAATATCTTTGGATCCAGTCGCGCCGTTTCGCGCTGCATTCACATACGGAAGATAGGCGCCGGATTTGAATACAGACCAATCTCTATATCCGCCAGCCGCCCGCGCCATGGCCAAAGCGACACGCGCATTTGTCTCTGGATCATAGAGATCCTCATTGCTATTAAGCCCATACTTCGCGCGCCGCTCTGGCCCCATCCCGCCGAGCATATTGACCTGCCAGAGACCGTATGAATTGTCACCGGTTCGCTCATTCGCGTTATGCGCTCTCGCGTTCCCGCCTGATTCACCCGCAGCGATTGCACCTAGCATCGTCGCTTCCTGTTCTGTCCCGCCGACCTTTCGGATGAGAGCGGCCGCATCACGCGCCGCAATTGCTCCGGAAGCGCCGCGTAACCCGATCATGCCGCGTCCGCGGTTCCCCTGCCCATAGCGTCTCTGCCGGGAGAGTTCATCTTCGACTTCTCCGGCTGGTTGAGGCTTTACGGTTTCGTAAAGAGCGTATCCAGCAGCGCCCAAAAGACCAAGGCGTCCCAGCATTGCCAGCATGCCAGCAAGGCCGCCAGTAGCCGCAGCGGTACCGGCCGCTTCTGCTGCGACTGCGGCCCCGGAAAGGCCGCGCAACGCGCCGGCAAGCGCCAACACGTTGGCGATACTCTTTGCGATGCTCGCCGCAGTAAGAAGAGCCACTAAGGCAGCAATTCCTTTGACCGCACCTTCGTTCTTCTCAGCCCATTCGCCCATCGAATGGATGACCGGCTCAATGTCTTTCAGCAAGGCCGTGAGAGGCGGCAGAAGATCGGAGGCGATCTTCGTCCCGAGAAAGCTCACTTCCTGCCCAGTTCCGGCCCAAGCGCTCCAAAAATCCTGAGAGACCTGCACATCACGATCAGACGGTGCGAGCCGCTTCAGATTATCGACATAGGACTTGAGCCCCGGCCCCATTTTGATCATGAGCTGATAAGTGCCAGGATCAAGACCGAGCTGCCGCGCCCAATAACCGGCCCGAACCGGATTGTTCTGAAAAATCTTCTGAAGCGCCGTTGCAATGTCGTAAGTCTGCGACATGGCATCTTTCTGCATGTCGAAGTTCATGCCCGCGTTCTGGAACATCATGAACATAGACTGCGGAGGCATCTTGCCTTCGGCCTTCAGCCCCTCGAGCATATCAGTCAGCTGAGAGATATTGCCGACGGCGTTCTTGGAAGATCCACCAAAACGCTCAACCGCCATGCCGAAAGCCGAGAGATTCTGCGGCGATTGCCCGAGCGCCAGGCCCATCCGCCCCGTCTCGGCTGCGACCTTCGACACATCGGCAAGAAAAGCCTTCACCCCGGCGCCACCGATAAAAACGGCGAGAAGGCTTAGAACCTCATTCTTTACGGCACCGAAGCTGTCGGCAACCTTCTTATTCTGGGCCTCAATATCTTTACCAGCCTGGGCTGCCGCGTCCTTCGTCTTAATAAGCCCAGCCGCAGCCTTTTTCTGACCTTCTTCGAACTTCGTGGGATCGAGTCCAAGTTCGATAATGAGGCTGTCGATCAAAGTCGGCATCAGTCCAGCTACCGCCTCCCTGGCTTTTTCTGAGCTATCTTTGCATTATGCCGATCGACGATAACGATCTCCAAAAGATCGTAGCAGTCCTCTACCGAGTAGAGGGTTTGGAGTTCGTGGAGCGTCGCGACACCCGCTGAGATTGCTGCCCCAATGAGGGGCGGGATGTTGACGTAGTCGATGAAGTTCCCGCCGCCTGATCTGATTGCTTGTCCGATTTCGAGAGGACGGCGGGAGCGGAAAAATCCACATGGAGCTTTACGACCTCCCTGCGGATTTTGAGCCGTGTGATGACCTCTTCGATATCTTCGTCAAGGATCTTAAATGAAGTGTTCGGATGACGAGGATCACGAACGATTTGCACACATTCGAAAAGCTCATCGAGAAGAGGCTCTGCTTCCTCGAACGGAACCGCAACGATCGCTTGGATACCCACAAGCGCCAGGGACGCCATCCCGCCGCTTTCAATGTGACCGATATCGACACCATGCCGTGCCGCGGCGGAAAGAGCGCGCAGCGCCCATTTCTCAGCCTTCATGGCGGGCATCTCGGTAAGCTTGAATATCTTACCTTTATCGCGGCCATCTTCCGCAGTGAATGTTGCTTCCTTACGCATCAGACATTCGCCCAGTTGACGGAATTCCACGTGATACCGAACTGCCGTGGCTGAAGCAGCTTCTTCACGCCAGCCATCGGCGTATACGTCGTAAGGAAGCCCTTCTTCAGCGTGTACTTCAGCCCGACGGCCGGCATCGTGATCGTGGCGCTCGCGGGATAGACTTCCTGATTACTCTTCTGCGCCGAGAACCATTGATCGAAATAGGTGATCGATGGAGAGTCTGCCTGTAGAGAAATCGTCTGGTGGGTCTCGACGTTGACGAAGCCGCCGGAAAGGATGCCGTCAACACCCATCAGAGTTTCAGCGATCGTCATCGCATCCGTCGCGAAGGCATCATCGGCCGCATAGCCCTGCAGCTGAAACGGCGATGAAAAGAGGTCCGCCACAGTGATGGTGAAGAGCGAATTGGCGCCAGTAATATCGGTCATCGTTCAATCCTCTCTTACTGGACCAGATAGCTGCCGATGGTGAGGGCCTGGATGGATTCACCGTCCATGTACCAGACGTTGACAGGCGGCGATCCGCGCGATGCCCTGACGGTTGCCGATGCATCCTGGATCTGGATGTAATAGCCCTGCGCGGAAAGCGTGGCGTCGATGGCGACCCCGGCTTGGTTATTGACCTCGGCGATCTGCGCCGCGCTCAACGTGACGCCGCGCCGTGCGGCACCGAAATTCACGGCTTGATCCATGATTCCAGACAGCACTTCTTCGATCAGATCGTAGCCGGCACGATTATAAGGATCGGATTTAACGGCGGCGAAGAATGCAAGGATCGCAGACTGCAAGCTTGTCGTGATCCAAGCCTGGTTGACATAGCTGTCGAACCATTGGAACGGCCCGGAAACAAAACCACGCTGGAAATTCACGAACGTGCTGAAGCCGGTACCGATCGCGCCGTAATAATTGTAGCCGTTCCCGAAATCACCTTGAGACTGAGGATTGCCACCCAGATTGGTCGCGGCAAGCGACGTCGTGACATCAGCAACCAGCCCGGTTTGCGATTTATAGGCGAGCGTGGCCCGGCCATTCGTCTTCCCGAAATCGAGACTGGCTGGGAATGCAAGGACGAAGGCCGCGAAGCTTGCATCGGTCAGGGTCGAGACCAGGGCTGTTCCGGAATAGTTTGCCTGCGTGACCGCATATCCGAGGCAGTCCGTGGCCGATGACATGGTGCGAGGGCTCTCGTCCGTATCCCAACACGCATAGGCGAACCGATTGTCCTGTGCGTTTGTCCACGCCGAGAAAGCCTCCTTCTCGGTGAAGCCAGCGCCATTATCAGGATCAAAGATCGTCATAAAGGCGAACCAGTTCTGATTGAGCTCGATCAAGCCATCCATGAAGGCTCCCGGATCAGTCGCAGCCGCGGCGCCCTGCGAGATGACAGAGCCTGCTGCCGACGTCAGAGAAAGAACGCCTGCAAGCGTGCCGGTCGCGAAGCCGATTGTTGACTCGGGCCCGGTTGTTCCAGAGGTGATGATGAAAGCGCCAGAAACGGAATCGTAGGAGACCGAGAGGGCCGAGACTGTTGCCGTCATGCTTTCACTGGCAACAGTCTGGGACGCGCTGACAGTGTAGGTGCCAGTGCCTCCGGTACCGGTGCCTTCGGCCGTGATCTTCGTCCCCGCCGCTACCCCCGGCCCTGCGATCGTCTGCCCGACTTCGATGGAGCCAGATGCGACAGACGAAACGGTGAGCGTGGTGCCGGAAATCGCTCCGGTGAAACTCGCTTCCGTGGCTAGCGTGGTATCGAGCGCGGCCTGAATGAGCGACGCCGCATTGGAAAAGCTTGTTGCGGCCGACAACGCGATGCTCGCTGCAGTGAAGGACGCCCCATCAACCTCGATCGTCAGCGAACCGCTCAGGGCTTTCAGCTGCGCCAGCGTCAGGCCGAGGGTGCCGCCGCGCAGATAGGCCGCAACGGCCGTCACCGGATATTGCGCCAGCAACAAAGCGCCGGGCAGCTTGTCGGCACCTTCGAAACCAGCGAAATAGATCGCGGCGTATTTGGCTTCATCCGACGAGGCCCCAAAATAGGACGCGACCGCCGTCTTCGTCGAAAAGGATTGCACGGTACCGATCGGAACGCGCGTGCTCTCTGTCAACATGAGGCCATTCATTTGGAGCTGGCTGCCGCCGGCGGAGATGACGCTCGACGATGCCGAAACGAATAGGTTTGCTGGGATCGTTGACATTAAGAAACCCTCGTTACGGCTGGAACCGCCGTTGACATGAATTCTTGCGGAACAATGACGGTCTGATTGACCTGAAGCGCGGCCTCCACGAGGTATCGCGTCTCGAATTGGTTTTCGGCATTGGAGAAAGCCATCTGGCGCGGATCGTCCGCATAGAGCGGCGTCACGTCGTAGCCGGAGCTCTTGAACTGCTCGATGGCGTAAGGATCGCGTAAAAGCGTCGAGACGATCTGTGCCATGTCGGCGGACGTCGAGACATCAGCGCTGTGAAAATCGAGTTGGATCGTCACCTTGGTTTTCTGCGTGATGAGCTGCTTGCCCGCCGACATCATTTGTGCACCGACGGTTTGCCCCGGCGAAACGGTATAAGTGTCCCCCGGGCCCGCGGCTGTGATCGTGGTCGGCCGGACCAAGCCGACACCGAAGATCTGGTCGCCAATATAAAGCGCGCCGGTTTCGATCTCTGACACCGTCAGCACCGTGTCTGCGATCGAGCCGAGGAACGTCGTGTCCATCAGGGCGCCAAGGTTCGTCGCCAAGCGCTCGCGCCGAAGCGTCGTCATGATGACAAAAGCGCTTCCACTCGGCTCGGCCACGTCATTGTCGTTGCCCTCGACAACTTCGACCCCAGCGGGCAAGATGGATAGGAGAAAGCTCCGCAGAGCGATCTGAATTTCGAACTGCGTCGGGGAAACAGTTAAAGCGGCCATCAGTTGTCTTGCAGGATGAGCGCGACTGCGCACCAGTCTGGCCACGCCTCCAAGACAGCGCTGACCAACCACATCTTACCGTCTGAACTCTGGACGATATCGCCGCCCTTCCGATCGACACGAACCAAGCCACTAATGTTGCCTTGAATGTACATCTTCGAATGGACGCCTTGGATGTTCATCCCCTCGAGCTGAAAGATGTCATTCTGCGTCAGTGCCTGGATCTGCCCCATGGCGGGCTGCGGATCGGCATAGGTCGGTTGCCTCTTGCCGCTGGCGTCGGTCGTCGATCCCGTGTTGATCGAGATCACAACCTGCCTGAATGGATTCACCGTCGCGATTGCATTCGAAACGATGCCGTGAAGATTCATGGACTGCTCTTTCAGCCGCCGTCGACGACAAAGGTGACGCTCTTCATCATGTTGCCCGTATCCACGAGCTGCTTATCGAAACCCTTCGCTTTGACCGTTGAAGGCTTCAACGGAACAGCATCGAAGTTTGCAATGCTCGCCTGCAGTTGGCCTGAGATCGCGCCGCCAGTGAGATTGAGGACCGAAACCGCATCGTAATTGTGCGCCTTCAGCAAAGCGGCAATGGCATCCGGCCATTCACCGGACTTCGCGGCGACCATGTTTCTGAAGAATGGCCGCGGCGGGATATTGTTGGCCGGAGATCCAAACTCTTGAACAGCGGCGACAAGCGCAACCGATGTTCCGTCTGGATAGGTCGCGTTCTCCATGAAGCCGACCTTGAGACGCGCCGGGGTCTTCAAGCCCATCGCAATCTCGGCGAGGCGCGTGGCGAGCTTTTCCCCGCCCTTGATAGTTACCGCCGCCAAAACATCCCTACCGGGCTGAACACCCGTTGCGGCCCCGGCAGATATCTGGCCGTCCTGTAGGCTGCCGTCATCTGCCAGAACATGAGCCCGTATTTCGTCTGCGAAAACCACGCGGCCGATTGCGGCAGCTGTGGCAGATCAACCGACACTGAAACACTGCCTTCCGTCGCCGATGAAATGCGACCGACCAGATCGCTCGCCGCCTGGCCGTTCACCGTGCCGAAGAGCTTCGCAATATGCGCGGTCAGCAGATAGAGAAGGGTCGTCTGCGTTGCCGTTAACGAAACCGGGCTCGTTCCGTCGTTGCGCAGAAAGCCCGTCGCCATGTCGAAATAGCCTTGGGCTGGGGCTTCCGGAATGGTCGAGAACTCCGGATAAGCCACGATCCAATCGGCGTAAACAAAGGAGACGGGATCTGCCATTGATCAATCGTTCTTGGCTGTCTCAACCTGCCCGCTGAATTCCGGCGGAAGGTTTTTGGGATCTACGGGCTCAAAGCCTGTCATCCGAGCTCTGACGTCTCGGGCCATGCCTTCAACCTTGCCGTTCTGATCGATCTTGGCGATCGCACCGCTGGTGACGAAGTCGTCATTCCTGTGGGCTTCCATCCAGGCGTTGAAGAACTCGGCCTCGACGCCGGTCGTCAGCGCATAACCATCAGCCGAAAGAATCGGGCGCGGCTGATCGACATGATAAGCCGTGCCTTTGAGATCGATGTACTTGCCGGTCTTGTGCCATTCGGTCACTTCGCGAGAACCACCGCGCATTTCGCGGATGGCCTTGACCGGCTTCTCCTCGAAGATCCGGAGACCATGCGGATATTTGCAACCAACCGTGATGATTGTCTGGTTTCCTGCCATTGCTTTAAACTCCAAGCATCTGAGAAATTGCGGCCGGGTAGCGAATGATCGCGCCCCAAGTACCACCCGTCTTCTTCTGCTCCCATGAAGAGAGGCGACGGCGCGGGGCGTGATCGCGCAGTTTCTCGTTGAAACCGCAAAAGGCCACGTCCTTACCGTCAAACTTATCGGCAATGAGCTGCACTACGTTGCCAGAGGCCGTGGCATAACGCGGATCAGCCTTGACCTTCAGGCGTGGAAAGTTCTTCGCCAGCATGTCCATCACGTTGACGTTGTAGGTCGACGTATCCGTCAATGCGAGTTGCGACGCGACAGGCACCGCCAGCGTCATCGGATCCGTGATCATAAGCCGTCCATTACTCTGCGAAAGCAACTGGACAAACAGCGCCTGAATATCGGCAAAGACCTCGAGGGCAGTCGCGTTGATATGGCCGGAGACAATCCATGCCGTGCCGCCCGCCGACTTCGTTGCCGGAGTAAGCGCGGTGGAAAGTGCCGGGTCATTCAGCATGCCGTAGCTCTGAAGGCCCGTGACACCGAAATGATAGGTGTAATCGCGGAATTTCTCGATCGTCATGGCAGCCGAGGTCTGAACTTCGGAAACCCATGACAGGCGCGCTTCACCAGCACGGTCGACCTGTAGGTCACCATATTCGATGACCGTCTGGAAGAGATATGACTGGCGCTGAGGGAAGTTGACGTTGGCATCAGAGCGGCCATTCGTGCTGGTGTCGCCATAGCTGGCAACCTGGCCGACATTTTCACTCAGGACGAAGGTTGCCGTCTGCGTCGTCCAGTCGCCGACCTTGCGTTCGCCGAGGATCTCGGCGCCGGCGTTTGGCGCCTGCAAGACGCGGATCACTTCCGGATCGACATAGTTCGTCATCCATAACGGGATGCCGCCGCTCGCCGTCGAGATCAGTGCCGGCTGCGCGTCCATCGCCATCGAGAAGTTACCCTTATATTCATCGGGCAAATAATCATTGGCCATGAGGTGGATACCCCAGTCACGTTCGTGCCGGGCAAAGTCAGGATTGCGCAAAGGCATAGATTGGTCTCCTTTCGAGCCCAGCGATTAACGCGTGGAGATTTTGATGAGCTCGCCGGCGGCGCCGGGCGAGTCTGCGAAGAAAGTCGATTCCGTGTAACCGGCGACGGTTGAGCCCGCTACCGCGAACTGCACCTGCCCAGTCGTGTTGCTGGCGAAGGCCTTCATGCCAACCGTGACGGCACCAGATCCGGTGTTCTTCACCCAGATGTCGCACTCGTCGAAGACGTTACCGACCGGCATGCCCGCCGGAATGAGCATGCCTGACTCGCCGAGATACGTGGTGATCAAGGCATCGAGGACATTGGCGACGATGCCGCGCGGCGCGCCAGTGCCGGCATTGAGCAGCGTCGTGCCATTCGTCGTATCTGGCCAGACGAAACGGCCGAGGGTGACGCCGCCGGCGCCCGCAATCCAGGTACCTTCGGCAGGTGTGACAACCGAGTGTCGCGACGTTGAAACGCTGGCAAGCTGGCCTTCGACGGCGGGAGCCTGCGTGATGTTGACGGTTTGCTGAAACGGCATCGCAGTTGTCTCCTTAGTGCTTCAGGCGATTGGCGTGAGGGAAACGCGTCTCATAATCCTTCTTCGCCGCCGCATCCTGAGCGACGATGGTGGCCGACGCCTCGGGCCGCACCGTGGACTTCGAAACCGTTTCCCAGATGACCTTGAAAGCGGACGGATGGACATCATCGACGTTGGCACCGAGCTGCTTCGCAGCGGCCTTGTAGACATCAGGCGCGCTATCAAAAGCACCATGCAGCTCGCCGACACGGCTTTTTGCGACCTCTCGCAGAGCTTCGCTGATCTCGCGCTCGTTTTTGCGCGCGGCGTCAACCGCAGCCTTAATCGATGCATCCATGGCATCCGTCGTCACCATGCCCTTGGTCGCTTCCCGCAGCTTGGCATCCATAGCCTTGAGCTTGTCGGCCATTTCCTTCTTCTCGGGATCGTCTTCGTCGACAGCAGGAGCCGAGTTCACCTTCGAGCAGATCTTTGCAATCTCCTCATCGGAATAGCCTTTGGCTTTGAGAGCGGCCTTGAGGTCCGCATCCTCGTCATCGGCGGCGACAACCGTTTCGTCCATCTCCTCTTGAAGAAGAGGTGCAACGGCCTCGAGGACATCCGCGATACCTTCAAGGTCGGCGTCCTGCGCCAGCTTCCCGGCTAAAGCCTTCTTCAGCCCGTCGATCACAACAGGCTTCTTGGCCGAGAAATTCTTCTTCGTAAGATCGGCAAGGATCGGCGTCAGATCGATCTTGGCGTCCGCCGCCATTTTCGGACGCAGGAAAGTCATGAGCGCGCCGAAAGCCGCCGCGCCCGCAAGAGTCTGCTTGGGCATGGAAAATATATCCTCTAGTTTGCGGAGCGCGCTGTCGCCAACGACAACATCCTTCCCTGCCCGGCCTTCCGGGACGAGAGCTACGTGATTGGCAATGATGTCTCGCATCACGCCATCGAAACGGACACCATCGGGTGTTGTGCCCGGCGTCATGTCTGCGCGGTATCGATAACCACTCGACAATTCCTTCTGATCACCGGATTCAATTGCCTTGATGGCCGGGCCGGACCAGATGTCTAAAGCCGCCTTGATGTAAGGCGCTTCCCAGACTGGTGATGTTACGGAACCAACCGTGCGTTCATGGTCATGCGCATCTGCACTGATGGGGTTATGCCCGAAGAGCAGAGGCTTTCCATTGAAGCTCGCAACCGCCTTCTCAAGCTCTTCTGGATCGCGATAGAGCTGATAGATGCGGTCGCCATCAAGCCCCAGTTCCTGCCAGTCCGGGATCTCGCGCCCGAAATAACCGCAAACATTGGCTTTTGAGATCGGCGTCAGGCGGACGTGCAGATGACCGTCTTCATCCTTGCGTCGGATCGACTCTTCTACTGCCGAGCGATCAAGAGCTAGCGCCTGATTGGGCAACATCGTCTTTACCGCTTCGGAGCCGCTTTATCGAAGCCGGGATGGCCGTGATTGTCCAAGACTATGCAGGAATCATCGACGTATTCGAGGCGCTGGATATCAAACCATGCCGAGTCTACGACCTTGCCATCCTTGTCTACGCCAGGCTGAAGAAGCGCTTGATCGCAACCCGTAAGGTAGCATACGCGCCCCGTGCAAATTCCTTTGAAGCCTGTGATTTTGTCCCTGAGGTTTCGGCCAAGCATGTGATTTCTCCATTAAAAAAGCCGCATCAAACAGCGGCTTGCAAATTATCTGAGGTGTTTATTACATTGTACCCAGCACGTCTTACCTCGCCGGCACATGAGCTTCCGCGGAGGAATGGCCGCCACCAAAAAATTCCGCCTTTGCGGATTTTGAAATGACCCCTTACGATATGGCGCCTTATTTCAGCCTCTGACACCCCAAGTTGAGTGGCTGCTTTTGCATCGCTTTTCGAAAGGTTTATCGTCACCGTTGAATAACTAATGAGCGGTGGTTTCCGCGTTATTTTCCTCTTTTTGTTTATCTTTTTTAGATCTGCACTTTCTACAGAAATACAATTTTTTGAATTCAACAGGCAGAGCATCGCGATGATGAGTTCGTATTCACCTTCCCAATCTTGGGCAGCCGCTTGAGATAGCTTTTGGAGCCGCTCTCTGTTCAAAAATGAGTTTGTCCCAGCAACATAATTTACAAACTCTCGGCAGCACGGAACAAAAGAAGGGACTCTTCTTCTAACGAGCTCAAGCGCCGCTTCTTCCTGCTCTTTAATGCCCTCGTATTTCCTCCGAGTTCCACGAAACTGTATCTTCGAAGGAAGATAATGGGTTCCGTTCAGGATTGATGAGGAATCGCCGAGCAGCCATTCGTCGTGCCAGTTTACTACGAACCCAATCGGGCAAACGTTTACAAGAGGGCCGATATCTTCACCATTTACCGCCCCGAAGCTTTTCATGGCGTCGCTAGACCTCGGCGTTTCCCAAGCCAAAGTCACGCCAAACCTTTGATGCGTATCATCCAAGCATTCTATCAAACACCCAATTTTCAGTGGCGCATCTACCTCAAACTCAGAGGCCCAATGCTCTGGTTTGAGAGGCCTATCTCTAGATGGGTCAAACTCCAGCCACATTTTTTGAAATGGGATACGGCAAAATTTGGTTGCCTCCAACAGTGAGGTTGGCTTGGAACAGCTCAGTTCGTCACAAGCCTGTGTTGCTTCTTTAGAGAACACAAATCTCTCTGACTTTTCGATGCTATTGAATAGCGCAGTTATTGCGCCCTTATTCCCTTTATCTACAAATCTACCACAGGCACTTTGCAACGTATCAGCAAAAGTAACCATCTCACTCGCTCCATCGGCGCCCGGCCTTGGCAGCCAGAAGCGCACTGGTTCGCATTCGCGAAACCGGGGCCGATGAAGCTCGCGGTTGTCGCGCTTATCCCTCTGCCAAAAGGGAAACTCTGAAAGTAAGAACATGCACGCTGCGATATGCGGCGCTCAACTAAACCCCGGCACATATAGTCCGGCAACGCACCGGCAGTTCACAAGCTCGCCGGGGAAGATATGCTTCTTCTCTACCGGATCGTACCAACCCTCTCTGACCTTGTAGCGCGTCTTGTCCTTTCCCGCCTTCTGATGGGTCGGTCGCGGATGCTTGCCACCACCGCTGTGCACCCAGACAGCCTCAGCTTCTGGCCCAGCAATCTCGATCTGCCGGACCCGCGACATTGAGGCCGTCGCCTTGTTGGACTGATCTCGCGCAATAAAGGCCGCACGGCGTTTCGTGACGCCAAGCTGCTCATGCAGGTCTTTCGATATCTGTCCGAGGTCGCGGCCGGTCTGCACACCGCGCATCACGATGCCTTCCACCTTGCCGAGATATTGCGCCGGTATCGATTTGATCAGACTGACTTGCTCGCCGATCGTCGCATTCATGACGTCGCGCATCGGGCCAGTCATTTTGAATTCGACAGCAAGACCGCCCTTTTTCAAAATGCTTTTTAGCGCCGCATCCAATCGATCTCTGACAGACTGCGAGAAATAATCCGCGAGCTCAGGCGCCATATCATTGAAGCGCTTCTGCCAGCGCCTGACCATGCGTCGGATGAGTTTCCGTAACAACCCGGCTGGCGTCTCGTCTTGCGCAATCAGCGGCTCGTTTCGCTTGTAAGCCGCGCCAAGCCAATAAATCACGCTGTTGTGCATGTCTTCGATGAGAGACGTCAGCTTTTTCCGAAACATCATCTCAAGCCCGGCATTCGGATGCACAGGCTGAAGCACCTTACCTTTTTTTGCGACCGCCATCCGCTTGCTGCAGCTTTAGAAGAGCGCGCAGTTCGCGCGGGCCGAAGCTGAAGAGGCTGTTGTCGTCATCATCTTCATCAGCACTATCATCGTCGAACTCGTCTTTGTTCTCGAATTCGAGATTGCGGGGCATACCGATCGCATCCCCGATCTCATCGAGTTCGTTACCGCTGGCTGCCTGCGCTGCAGCAATTTCCTGCCTGAGCCAGAATAGGATGCGTTCCCGATAGGCAATATCGGGCTCGGTCTCGAAATCCTCAGGCTTCAGCTCCGGCTTTTTCTCGGTCATGTGACGGGCTTCTCAGACGATCGAAGAGCCCGCTTATATCATCGTCTTCGCCGTCATCGCCAGAGCGTTCACGCGGATCCAATTCCTCACCGTTTTCCTTCGCATCAGGCACGTCGTCGATATCGAGCCCATGATAAAGGGAATCTGGATCTTTCGCGAGGCGAGCCCGTTCTTCTTCAGGCGCGATCACGCCGGCATCGATCAAGACCTGAGCAATATCAGCCTTGGTCTTTTCGACATCCACCCTGCCCTTTTCATCCAGCGACCAGAGATCGACAAAATCGAAGGTTATATCAGGATCGACTTCACCAAACTTCGAGAGTTGGATGATATCGATGAGCCGTTCCAGCGGATCGCGGAAGAGGCTCTCCTGGCGGCTTTTGATCCAGTCGAAGAAGGCACGGATCTCGCCCTCAGATGAGGCGTTGAGCCCGTGCGGCGACAACCCCAACAAGATGATGACCGGAGTGCCTGCTACCGAACAAAGCTGCTCCTGGCTCTGTGAGAGCAGAGTGTCGAGCCCGCTTATATTGGCGGAAATATTCTTGAAGTCCTCGGTCTCTTTATCAAGGATGAACAGCCCTTTGTTGTCGCGTGTACCATTG